AATTTCCGGTGGTGGTATTGACGCGGCAATTACCTCAAACGAATTTAAAAATGAAATTCCGGAAAATAATAAAAAAACAAAAATGATTAAAAAACCAATGAAAAAGGGTGATATCGGTAAATTAGTAGGTAAGGGTAAACAAACAATGGGTAAAGATGGTGAAACATCTGAGTCAACCGGTTCAGGTTCTGCTGGAGGGTTTGAAGCTCCACTATTCTCTGAGACTAAACAAGAGATGCAAGAAAAATGTTGGACAGGTTTTAAACAAAAGGGTATGAAAAAGAAAGGTTCGAGAATGGTTCCTAATTGTATAAAAGAAGATGAAGAAGAGGATGTTAAAAAAGTTGAAGCAACTGAATCAACAGGTTCCGGTTCTTCCGGTTCTTATGAAACAACAGCCGCTTGGGCTAAATCTCAAAGTAAGAAAGATTGGAGAGGAAAATCTAAGACACAAATACCCGGGGGAAAATTTGTCCAAGTTAAAAAGAAATGTCAAAAATTTCCATATTGTAATCAAGGGGACATCAAAGCTCTAAAAATATTTGAGAATGAAAAAATTAAGAAAGCCATTCAAAATATTAGTAAGAGACATAATATAAGTGAGAATGTTATTAAAACAATTATTGCTTATGAGTATGAAAATACTTTTTCAAAGTAATAAAGTTAAAAACCAATATATTTATAATAAAAACTAAAAATGAAAAAAATAAATACAACTTATTTAGATAATTTAGTATCTAAAATTCTAAAAGAAACTTTAGAAGAAAAGGCGGATACTCTTGTTTCAAAAATTAAAGGTGACGTTTGCGAATGTGGGGGTCAAATGTATGAAGGTGAGTGTAATGAATGTGGTAATATGTATGAGGATATGAGTGAAGGAATTTACGATGTTGATAATACATTAGATGGTGAGTTTGACTATGTTGGAGAAAGTGAAGACTTTGTAGATGATGAAGAAAAAACTTGTAAATATCACATTGAAAATTTTGGGAAAAATGACCCTGTAACAAAAGAAATGTGTCAAGGTATTAATATTACTGAGGCATTAAAAGGTCGTAAAAGAAGACAAGGTAAAAAATCTGAAACAGATGAGGGTAACGCTTTTACAGGAGCATTATCTAAAGCTAGAAAAACAGGTGATAAAGATTTTGAGGTTGGGGGTAAAAAATTTGAAACTAAGGAAGGAAAAAAATTTCCCGATTTAACCGGAGATGGAAAAGTTACTCGTAAAGATATTTTGGTTGGAAGAGGAGTTAAACTTAAAAATTCAAAATTTCAAAAAGATGTTAAAAAAGTAAATAAGATATCTAAATCACACGGAATGGAAGAAAATTTTAAAAAATCTTATAAATTAAGTGAGAGTGAAATGGTGTCGATGATTGAAAAAATTGTTTTAGAACAAAAATCTAAAGAGGTTAAAGACCCTGCTGAAAAAAATAATATTAAAGGTTTTGGTGGTTCACCAAAAGGGTTTGAAGTTTATAAAAAAGCTCACAATGGTTCCGGAAAGGAAAATGATAATTACATTAAGGACGTTACCAAAAAAATGAAAGATTATCTTAAAGATGGGTCTAAAGGAGATTTTGACATGAACCCTAAAATGTTTCCTAAAGGAAATGGTGAGTTAGAAAAGATGAAGAAAAAAGCGTATGTTATGGGAGACGATGGAAAAGAGTTTATTGATGACTTTATGAGTCCTGGTATGGAAAATTTAAGTTACGACCAAATACATCCAAATGAAGAACAAATTACTAATAATATTGAAGGTTCTTCTAAAACAGGTAATGATTCATCATATGCAAATGCTGTTGAAACTGATGTTAACAAAAAACTTAACGCAAAACGTAAAGCTAATAAATTTGCTAAAGCGAGAGCGATGGCTTACAATAAAGCCCCCCAACCTGTTAAAGATTTTACTGGTGAAGAGGGTGGTAAAGGTGTTAACATTAAATTGGAATCAACAGAAAAGAAAACAAAACAAATTAATGAAGAGTTTGATAGAATAAAATCTTTAATGGGTTATAATCAAAAAACTCAATAATTTACAAACAAATAATATAACTTATAATTTCTCCATAGACGAACTCTATGGAGAATTTTTTTAACTACATATCAAAACCTTTATTACCGGAAGACGTTGACGTTTGGTTCCGGGTTAATAATATAATTCCTGAAAAATTGGAATTATATTCAGATTTTGCACATTCACTTAATAGTTTGATTTTAAACACTTATTTAGGGGATAACAATGTTAATGAAACTAAAATTGTTTTAAGTGAATCTGACGATAGAAATCACTTTGAATGGTGTTGGAATAAGACCATATCTGATTTTGGTAAAGAAAAAATTAGGTTTGATAAAAAAGGAGAGCACTTTGACTACTTTGAATCCTTTTTTGACGAGACATTTTACAATCAAAAAGATATTAATGTGAAATCTTCAATAGGTGTTTTTTTTACTGACTTATTTAATAATGATAAATTATTTACTAAGTCAGATTTAGACATGATTACTACAATTTATAAATTGTTAGACAAGTATTTAAAACATTAAAAAGGGTGATAGTATTTACTATGGGGTAAAAAAAATTACTTTTAACAGTATAAATAAAAATTAAAACATTCAAAATGGAGACATTAGAACAAATTAGATTGGCCGCGGAAGAATTGTCGGTAAACACTACAAAATTTTTTGGAGGTAACGATAGTGCTGGTACAAGAGCTAGAGGAACCGCTCAGGATTTAAAAAAATTGGCAGATACTTTAAGAAAAGAAATCTTAGCTGAAAGAAAAAGATTAAAAGAAGAGAAAGACGCAAGTAAATAATGTGTGATTTAGATACAATTTATTTATTTGTATTCATCTTTTCAACATTGACTGTTCTAAAGACGGTTAACAGAATAATGAGTTCCTTATTTTCAAACCCACCAAAACCAATTGTATGGGGAAAATGGGAACTTATTTTTCTTGGATTAGCAATATCGTATTGTTTAACATATATTATAAAATATTAATTATGAGTTTATATAAAGAATTTTCATCTCTTTTACCTTATCTACAATCTGTTAGAAAATTAGAAAACTATTTAAGTTTTGATGTTAGTTTTCCAACTTCTTGGAAATTACCAAAGAAATATGTGGATGAAGAGAAAGTAATGGAACAAGCTAGCAAAGTAGAAAATCATCGATTTTTTTCCTTTGTGTCTGAGATATCAGAAGAAAATGTGGGATTAATTTCAGATAATTTAAAAAACATTATTCGATATAATCTTGAATTAGAAGAAAAAGATAGGTTATTCCAAAATAAGGTTAACGAATTAAAAGTTATATTTGAAAAACAAAATTTGAATAATTTGAAAGATTTAAGTTTTGAGATGAAACCTAAAACAACTAAAATAAAATTAGACGATGGGGAAGAAAGCGTTAAAGGAACTGGAGTTACTGAATCGTGATATGATTAAAAATGAAATTATCTTAAAACGAGATAAGGAAATTTTAATTGATAAAATTAAACAAATTCGTAAAGAAGATATTTTACCAAAACAACCTGAACCACCTAAAAAATTAACATTATGGCAGAGAATAAAAGTATTGATGGGATAATTGAAAAGTTGGCACTTGTTGCTGATGGATTACAAACATTATTTCCGGAAGGGACTATGGCCGTTGCGATGGAACTCAAATACGATGATTATAAAAATGTTCAAAAAAACTTTAGAGATGTTGATAGAGATTTTAAACAATTTAAGATTGATATGTCCGGTGTTGAATTTATGTTTTTATTGAAGGATGGGTCGTTGTCTGACGTTGTAAGTAACTCTTAGAAAATCCATTCTCAATTAATAAATTGTATAAGTATTTTCTTTGAGCGTTTGAATAATCTTTAACAAACATAGTGTCAAATCGTTTTTGTTCTATAAAAAATTCAGAGATTACATCAATAAATCTACTTGAGTCATAATCATTTTTTAATGTGAATAAATTAAAATTATTGTCATTTTGAACAATAACTTTATTATTTAATTTTGATACTAATTTAAGTCCCGGTGGGTCTAAATATAATTTAATAAACTCTTCGGAGTTTATTTTTTTATTTAAAGCGATATCTAAAATATGTTCTTCGGTGTAATAAGTGGTGATTTTTTTAATTGAAAAATTCTCATCATCTAATTTTACTTTTACGTTTCTACCTAACTCATCTTTTAAAAATACTGGTAAAAAAGTTCCGGATACCTTTTCAAGTATTGCAATTTCATAACTAAAAGAAAACCCATTTTCATATTGTTTGTTAAATAATACGTTGTTACTATCTACCAATAAAGATTCGTAGAAGTTATTTGCTCGATTTGAGGTCTTAAACTTCTTGATTATTTTCTTTTTTACTTTATTTTTGAATAGAACAATTAAATAATTCATAATAGATAATTTAACTTTAAATATAAAATAAGTAAATAATGGAAGATTTTTATCAAATATTAGGTGTTAACGAAACGGCATCACAGGACGAAATAAAAAAGGCTTATAGAAAGTTGGCGGTAGAACACCATCCTGATAAAGGGGGTGATGAAAACAAGTTTAAACAGATTTCCGAAGCTTACGATACGGTAGGTGACGAGAATAAACGAAGTCAATATGACAATCAAAGACAAAACCCTTTTGCTAATATGGGTGGAGGTGGAGGATTCAACCCTTTTGAGGAAATGTTTAATCAAATGCACACTCAAAGAAAACGTGCTGTCCCGGATAAAATAATTGAAGTTGTTGTTAGTGCTGTTGAATCTTTCTTGAGTGGTGATAAAAACATCACATATGATAGAAACCATAACTGTGGTGGGTGTAATGGAACTGGAGGTGAAAAAATAACTTGTTCTACTTGTAACGGACAAGGTGTGATTACTCAACAAATTGGAACCGGATTATTCACACAAATAATTAGAACACATTGTGGTAGTTGTGGAGGTAAAGGTTTTTCATATAAAACAACTTGTGGTACTTGCCACGGAACCACAACAACATCCTCAAAGGAAACCATATCAATTAAATTACCACACGGGATTGATGAAGGTCAATTTTTAAGAGTTCAAGGTAAAGGAGATTTTAGAGATGGAATGTATGGTAATTTAGTAATTAAAGTTAACATTATTCCGGAAAATAATTTTGAAAAATCAATGGATGATTTAATATATAACGCTTATTTTGATTTAGAAACAATTAAATTAAGTAGTGTTAAAGTCCCCCATCCTTTAGGGGAGATTTCAATTAAACTACCACAAGAGTTTGATACGTCAAAACCATTAAGAGTTAAAGGTAAAGGATATCACGGAAGAGGTGATTTATATATAAAATTATTTGTTAAGTTTAAAAGATAACCCCTATGAAGGGGTTTTTTTATGGGATATGTTGAAGTAACTCTTGGATTATTTTTATTGTCCCGTATATTGCTGAGAACAGTATATAAAACGAGGCGGTTAACATAACCCATTGTCCTTTAGTTAATCCTTTTTGTTTACAAGTTTTACACTCCTTTTCGGGTTGTGTAGGTTGTTCTGGCGTAACATCAATGATGTCTTGCTCTTCAATAATCTGTCCTTCAAATGATTCCATAGTAATAAATATTAATTTACATCAAGTATAGTAAAAAATATTTGAATGTGAAACTTGCTTTTTCACTTTTTATTTCTTATACTTTAAAAAAACAAAAACTATGGCATTATCATACATTGGGGGTAAATCTAAAATAGGTAAGTGGATTGTTCCATTCATACCAACAGACATTGAAACATATGTTGAACCATTTTCAGGGATGTATTGGGTCTTCTTTAATATGGACTTATCCAAATACCCCAATTTAAAAAAAGTTGTTTATAATGACTTCAATCCCCTTAACTATAACTTGTTCCAATGTCTTCAGAATCCTGAAAGATTGTTAGAGGTTGTTAACTCAATTCCTTGTCAACAAAGAAATGAGTTTCCGACACCGGACATCTATAAAGAACAGTTTATCAGCTTTCAGGCTGAAATATTTGCAGAGAATTTCAGGGTAGAGGCTTACGATTATGTGGTTGCGGCTAAATATGCTTATGTGTTAGCTCAGGTCTTCTCGGGGTCTAAACCTGAAACAAGTTCATTTATTGATTTGAAAGGAAAATATAAATCAAAGTATTTGACATTCAGAGATAAATTATCCAAACCTGATTGGGTGGAACATTTCTTAAAGATTACTCACGTAGAGAATATGGACTTTGAAAAGGTTATTCAAAAGTATGATAGCCCATCTACATATATTTACGCTGACCCTCCATATTGGAAAACAGAGAACTATTACAATAACCATGACTTTGATAGTGCTGACCACGAAAGATTGGCAGATTGTTTAAAAGGTGTCCAAGGTAAGTTCTCTTTATCTTATTATGATTTTCCCCAATTACACGATTGGTTCCCGGAGACTCAATATGTGTGGGAGAAAAAAGAATTTGCTAAGGCGGCTGCGGCTAAGAAAGGTAAGACTCAAAATATGGGTGAAGAACTTTTAATTATGAATTATAAAAAATAGTTTGTATAATTAAAAATATGTATTATCTTTGTCCCGTTGAATAAAGAAAATGACGTTTGTTAGATTATTTACAAAAAACAAATATTTATAATAAAAACAATTAAATGAAGATTATACAAGTACTATCAAATTTAATAACTGAAGATGCTCGTTTTCAGGTATTTTATAATAAATATGTGTTACCTAGTGGTACTAGACAAAAAGGGATTTTACCTTTTGAAATTGTTAAACAAATTGCTTTCGCAGACCCTATGACAAGAGTTCCTGATAACTATGATAAAGAGGGTGCGTCCGTTGAGGATATGTTAAGTAATCAAGTTAAGGTTGGGAAATATACTCAATGGATGTTGAATATGTTTATCAAACCACATTTAACTGATGATAATAATGATGTAATAGAGGTTAATACAGATAAATATAAATCAAAAGCGAACGAATATAGACGACTTTTTATAGAAGATTTACATTACTTTACTGAATTATTAACAAAATACGATAGATTTAAGGGTAGTTTAGTAGATGATTCTAAGAAAGACATTAATAATGTTAAATCTATTAATGAATTATCTCAATTACAGGTTGAGTATGGTGATACCACAGTTGATTTATCAATGTATCGTGGTAAGAAAGTTAGAAATGAAAAAGGTGCTGATGCTCAAACAAATTTTAATTTTCCCGGTGCTGAAATATTAAAAGTTGGTTCAGAATATACTTTAATTAGAATTTCAGACAAAGGTGATTTAGGTTCTAAAGCGGCGTCTTATTTTGGAGGTTATGAAGGAGGGTTAGCTAGAGGTGAATCTAATTGGTGTACGGCATCAACAGGGTCAATAAATTCTCATAATTATAGACAAAAAGGTCCATTATATATTATTATTGCTAATGATGATAAAGGTAAAGTTGGTGAGGTAACAGGGTTACCAACAGAAAGATATCAACTTCACTTCCCAAAACCAAGTCAATTTAAGTCTCGTGACCAATATTCTGCTGAGGGTAATGTTCCGATTGTTGAATGGTTGAATGGAAAATGGAGTGAATTTAAAGAAATATTAAAACCTGAATTTGCAAAAGGGTTTATTACTCCAAATACTGATAATGTTACGATTAAATATCCATCTGATGAAACAGGTAGGTTTCTTGCTTTATATGGGTTTGAAGAATTTTTTGAGGCATTACCGGAAAACATTAAAAAATTGAACATTATTAATACTTCAAATGAAAGAATTAATCTTGAATTACCTAAATCGATTGTTAGATTCAAATCTTTAGTTGCTTTGATGATTCAGAATATGATTAGTTCTGTCCCTGAAAACATCTGTGAGTTGAAAAACTTAACACTATTAGCTTTTCCTAATAATGAGGAATTAAAATCAATTCCGGAGTGTGTTGCGAATTTACCAAACTTCACATTTTTGAATGTGAATGGATGTCCAAATGTTCAAGTACCGGAAAAGTTAGAAGCATATAACGAAGGTAATGGTTATTACCACATAGAAGAATAAAAAAATAGTTATAACAATAAAAAACAATTAAAATGAAGATTACAAACGTATTATCAAACTTAATTACTGAAGACGCTCGTTTTCAAGTTCTATACAAAAAATATGTATTACCTACTGGTGATAGACAAAAAGGTGTTTTACCATTTGAGGTTGTTAAACAAATAATTTTTGCCGACCCGACAACAAGATTTCCTGAGAATTATGATAAAGAAGGAGCGTCTGTTGAGGATATGACAAGTGATAAAGTTAAAGTTGGTAAATATTCTCAATGGATGTTGAATATATTTGTTAAACCATATTTAACTCGTGAAGGGGGTGATGATGTTATTGAAATTGGGTCTGATGAATATAAATCAAAGGCGAACGAATACAGACGACTTTTTTTAGAGGATTTACCTCACTTTACTGAATTACTAACAAAATACGAGAGATTTAAGGGTAGTTTAGTTGATGCTTCTAAGAAAGATATTAATAATGTTAAATCATTTGATGAGTTAATGCAATTACCTGTTAGAGTGGGTGATGAAACTGTTGAATTGGATTTATATCGTGGTAAGAAAGTTAAAAAAGAAAAAGGTGTTGAAGCCAATACAAACTTTAACTTCCCCGGTGCTGAAATATTAAAAGTTGGTTCAGAATATACCTTAATTAAAATCGCCGATAAAGGTGAATTAGGTTCTAAGGCGGCATCTTATTTTGGTGGTTATGGTAAAGGTGTTGATAGAGGTGAAACTACTTGGTGTACAGGAGCTGAAGGGTCAACTTGGTCACATAAATATAGACAAGATGGTCCATTATATATCTTTATTGCTAATGATGATAAAGGAAAAGTGGGTGAGTTTACGGGATTACCATCTGATAGATATCAATTTCATTTCCCATCTAACCAATTTAAGAACCCTAATCAATCAGGTGGTAATATTCCTGTTGTGGAGTATTTGAATGGTAAATGGTCTGAGTTTAAAGAAATCTTCAAACCTGAGTTTGCTGAGGGATTTGTTAAACCAAATTCTGATAATGTTGAGATTAAATATCCGGATTCATCAACAGGTAAGTTTGTTGCGTTATATGGGTTTGATGAATTATTTACATCGTTACCTTTAACAATTAAAAGATTAAATATTATCAATACTTCAAAGGATGATATTGAAATTAAAGTACCTGAGTCAATTAGTAAATTTAAATCGTTAACGGCAATATTGTTTGAAAATATTATCGGTGAACTTCCAAACTCAATCTGTGAATTAAAAAACTTGGTATTTATTGCGGTTCCGGGTAATAAAAATTTAAAATCAATTCCGGAATGTGTTACGACATTACCAAACCTTACATTTCTAAATGTAAGTAGATGTCCAAATGTCCAAGTACCAAAGGAGTTCGAACAATACAATACGGGTAACGGTTTCTACCATATGGAAGAATAATTAAAAAAAACTACTATGAAAAATGTTGACGTTGAAATCTACATTAATCAATTTACATCTTTCTTTAACAACAACCCCAATGACTTACTTGAGTTAATTGGGGATGTTTTAAAGGATGACTTCTACGACAGAGTTAAACAACAATCTTTGGATAATGTTAATAACGGTGAGGATGTTTCCTTAACTCAAAAACAAATCATATCTATAGTTGTGGCTCTTAAACAATCTCAAAATGATGAGGTTGATATGGATAAAATCAAATCCATAATTTATCACACACAATTTGCACATTTTTCCCTTAATTAATTTGTATAATTAAAATTATTGTATTACTTTTGTGGTTGAAAATAAACCAGATGAAAGAAGAATTATTTAATTATACTGTAAAGAAATATCAAGTATCGGAATACTTGGATACCAACCCTATCAGACCTCCTAAAAAAGAAGTTGATGACGATTTTTGGGGTGTAGTTGAAACTAATATGATTTCAACTAGACATACAAGTTATACTCCTTGGGGTGACTATACTTTTAAAGTGGATTACGATACGGAAGAAAAATTTGTAGAACATTACGGGAACCCACTTGCTCAATTATATTTGAGTAGGGTGATTATCTGTGTGACTAAAGAGAATGATAAAGTTTCCTTCAAGATATTTGATTATAGTAAAACAAGACGTGTTGCGGGTAAATGGTTTAAATTAAGAACTAAATGTCAATTCATCACATTTAACTATAAAACAAATGCGTTATACACAGGTTCATTACAGAATTATCATTTAAAAACAAAATGTCGTAAAAAAATTAGAAGAGTTCTATTCAATAGTGACCCTATTAATAATATGAGACGATATTTGAGAGAATCATTCAATTCGATAGTTGATAAAAATAAAGTTGATATCCCAACAATAGTTAATCAGGTAATCTCAACCTTTGTTAACGCCATTCCCGGAACTGAACTATACTCTGATTTACTTCCCGAACAAAGAATCTATAAAAGATATTTGGATGCTCAAGGAACCAAAGTTCCAAACAATTGGTTTGAACTTATGACAACTTATCCCCAACCAAAGAAAAAAGATTTGGTGAAGTGTGAGTATAAGTATATTGATGCTCTGATGAGGGTTCATAATTTAAAGGGGGATAAGGTTAAGAGGGTATTGCACAATGTTAAGTCATTTGAGGGTGTTAATAATTTTGGTAATGCTTGTTTAATATTTGGTGATAAGTTTATTTTAAATCAACCGGATGAGTTTGTCCAATTGTTATTGGAGAGGGCTCAACCCGGATTTCATAATAATATTGGAAAAGGATTGTTAACAAAAAAAGAATTTTCTAATTTCTTTGAAATATATAAATTATTTCAAAAAGGGTTGGTTAACCATAATGTAATTGAAGACCACTTTAGATTTTATCGTTTATTGGACGAGATGGAACCGGTTAAATGGACATCAAGGACTCACGATGAGTTTGTTCAGGAACACTACGATTGGTCAGAGAAATATAATCACTATACCAATGGAGATTTTAATAGAATTTACAATCCAATCTTTGTTGAAAAGGTGAATGAAATTATTTTAACTAAAGACGGTTCGTATTTTCCTGAGGTGTTAATAACATCCAAACGATACAACAACGAGTCATTTTTCCAAAACAATTGTGTTAAAACGTATATTAAACGAGTTAATTCTTTATTGATATCATTAAGACGTGGTGAGGGAGAAACTGAGGAGAGAGCGTCGATTGAGTATCAAATTATACCGATGGTTTGGCCGGATGAAATGTGTTTTACGTTGTCGAGAGTTCAAACATTAGGAAAACGTAATGAAAGGTTAAATAGTTCATGGGACGATGTATTAGTTAAATTGGATATGAGAATTGAATATATTGTTCGTGAGGGGTTGTTTGATACATTACAGATTGGTGGTGAATTTGGTGGAAGAAAAGTATTCTCTGATTATTTGATTAAAGAGTATGATAGAACGAACTATGGTGGTTTGACAAATATTAAAAAGGGTGTTTATTTAGATTGGGAAAATGATTCAATTATGAAATTAAATTCATATAATTATAATGTTGTCCCGGTTCAAAATTGGACTGAGGATATAGGATTTTAATATGAAAGAAATACCCCAACATTGTATAGACATCTTCAAGGAAAGATTTGGTTGTTACCCGAGTATTGTGGATATATACCCAAATATGGAAAAAGAGGTAGTGGATAAATTAATAACCAAATCTCATCTATTGTGGTATGAGGATTTTATTACAATAGATTATGATATTAAACCCCAACATAGTTTATATGAATATGACTCAACCGGTATTTTAATTTATCGTAAAACTGAACGACACATATTTATTTTAACAAAGGTGGATAAAAAAAATGTGGTGGATTATACACTACAACAATTAAAAAGATTAAAAAAGAAAGATTAAAATGGAAATTACAACAGAAGAATTAAAACAAAAAATTAAAAATGGGGAAAAACTTATTATTGATTTTCATGCAAAATGGTGTTCACCATGCGGTATGATGAAACCAATTTTTGAAAAAATTGCCGAACAATATAGAAATGAGGGTTCTCCGGTTCAATTATACACTATGGATGTTGAACACAATAGGGATATTGCTGTGAAGTATGGTGTTAGAGCTGTCCCAACAATTAAAATGTTTAATAATGGTGACGTTGTTGATACCAAAACAGGTGTTCAAATGGAAGGTCAGATTAAACAATTGGTAACTAACTTAATTAATGGATAAGTTATTAATTCTTTTCACGATGGAAGGTTGTCCCCACTGTGAGACAATGAAGAAACAATTAAAGGAATCAAATATCCCATTTGAGGTTAGAGATATCAATGAACACGAAGATGAATATGAAATGTTTGTTGAGATAACGGAGAATGAGTTTGTTCCAGCGTTTATGATTGTTGAGTCACCTTTAACAGATAACCACAAGAGTTATTTATACGCTCCGGATAGAGATTACGATGAAATTGAAGAAGGTGTTGAAATCATCAAAGAACATTTTAAAAAATAAAAAATCCCCTTGATTGGGGATTTTCTTTTTGTATGATATTTATTAGTATGAAAATAGTAATTAGAGAATCTCAGTATAAATTTTTGGTTGAACAAACAGTACCAACTGAACCAACTCCCGGTACAACACCAACTCAACCAACATTAACACCCGCTGAACAAAAAAGACAAGAATACTTAAAAAAACGTGAGGAACAGAAAAAGGCAAATGCTGCCAGACTTGCACCAATTGAGGCTGCTCGTAAAAAAAGAATTGATAGTTGGATTGCTGATAACCCTGGTAAAACAGAAAAAGATTATTGGAAAATGATGGAAAAAAGACAGTCAGGTCCTGATGCCGGTTTAGATGGTTTAATCAGTGGCCCGGAAAAAAGTTATAATCCACCCCCATGTAAAGGTGGTAGATGTACTGGTGTAAATTAATAAAAAAATCCCCTTGATTGGGGATTTTATTTTTAGAATAGTATTAGGTCTTTAATTTTATCTCTGACTAACCAAGGTTTTTTATCAAATGGTTTTAATAGGTCATCCGTAATGTTGTAATCTTTTATCATATCATTGAATACCAACATATCAAAATCAAAAACATCTAACACCATAGAGATTATACTTTTTTTGGGGAATAAAGTTGTTGTTTTAATGTCAATTTGATTATCCTCATCCACTTTAACGGACGAATATTTAAAAGTTATCTTGTCGGTTAAGATTACGTCAAATAATTGATTACAGATGTATTCTGAGTAGTATAACTCTTGTCTTCCCATACTCAAACTATATCCGTGTGGAAACTCTGATGAGATGTTTAACGGAGCGTAAGTGTAATAATCTAAATTGGATGTGTTGTCTTCAGAATAATCCAATTCATATTCTAATCTATTTGTGTATGTGATTGAATTAAATTTAGGTTGGTCATTATCAATTAAGGTATTTATTAATTCGTAATGATATATTGGTCTATTTGAATTATAAAAATTAAATGTATAATCTGTTTTTTTACTTAAGTCTCGATTATACATAATTAAATCAATAATATTAACAGTTTCATAACCAAATTTAGTCATTAAAGATTTGTAAGTTTCAACGAAAGATTCCCTCACTTTAATTATGTCTAAAATTTTATCTGATGTGGTCATACCATTAACAACAAAGAATTTACCACAATCAGTTACTTCAATTACAACATCATATTGGTGAGTTTTATTTATTTCGTTAACGATATAGTCGGCAAATAAGTTTACGATGCCTCGGTTTGAATTTTCATTTATATATTTCATATTTTTAAGTTATATTAAATGATATAGAAATTAATTCTAATTATAAATAAAAAAAGGGAACAAATTGTTCCCTGTGATTTTTTACCCCAAACGTTTAGATATTACTTTTTGTAATATTTTTGAACAACTTTACGAATTGACTCTTGAATAGGTTGGGTCTGTGGTTGACTTTGACCTGCGGGAGTATTCGTTTGTTGTGCTGGTGGGGGAGTTTGATTTCCTTTGTTTTTGCATCCGCACATAATAATTGGTTTTTAATTTAGTTTATTATATTAAATTTATGTTTATAACAGGTTTTACGAATTGACCCATTATGTCCGTTATTTAGTTTTACACCTCTTAATGAATTAGATATACTCATCCTAACATTTCTTGGTTTACCTTTAGCAAATCCATTTCCAATTAAATAATTTGCTCCATCTACTAAAGAATCAAATATGAACTCTTCATTTGTTTCTATATTTGTTAATGAAAATGTTTTAATATTTCCATTTTTCTGTAAATTATATTTAGACAATTTAATTTTAACCTCATTATTAAAAGTATTTCGTCTAAATTCATTTACTGTTGCTAAATTATAACCAAATGATAAATTGTTTGAATTGTATTTGTTAATATAAAAATTTTCTTTAACAATTAATTCTTCAAAAGAACAAATTTCTATTATATCAAATAAAAATGTGTCTTTACCATATTTGTTATAAGAATGTTGTAAATAATTATTATCGTGAATATTTTTACGTAACATCCAAAAATGACGCTTTTCTCTACTTTCTAAATTTATTGAACTACCAATGTAAATTTTATCATTTTTAACATTTACTATTTTATATATCCCACAACTCATATTACATATAAATATCTACTTAATTACTAATAAGTAAATAAATTTTGTATCTTAGCTGATATTTATTAATATGGGTAGAAAATTAAGACTTACGGAATCCGAATTACATAAAGTAATTAAAAGAATAGTGGAACAAACTGAGGATGAATATTATAGAATATCTCCTGAGGATTATTTGGATATGATGCAATATGCTAGTAATAATGGTAATGTGTTTAGAAAAATGAAAAAATATGGTGGAAAACCATTATATATTACAGGTGATTTAGATTTAAGTGGTAAAGATATTAAAGATATTGGACCAATTGGTTATGTTGATGGTTCTTTAGATATTCGTAATACTAAAGTATCCGATATTGGTAATTTAAAAAGTAAAAAACATATTTGGGATTCTGGTTCTTCCCGAGCAAAAATTAGAGAAAGACAAGAACTTTTGGGTAAAAAGGCTGAGATGGATTCTAAAAGAGAAGATGATGAGTGGAATTTAGAAAATCAAGATGAAGAGGGATTAAAGGCGATGGCTTTATTAGATTGGCTTGAGGGTCAAGGTAGAGTTAAAGTATTGAGTGATGAGGAAAAAGAAGAATTAGAAATATTGAGCCAGCAATTAGAAGAACTTAATAATGATTATGATGATGAAGATAGAGACGGTGACCCGGATGAGAATGTGGAGATATTAAATCAAATTGAAGAAGTTGAAGAAAGGATTGATGAATTAACTGGTGACGTTGGCGACATATACGATATGTATCCAACAAGTTATACTCATTATGGTTTAACTCAATTTGAGGTCTTAATTGACGGTTTTAAAGATGAAGAATACACTGTTGGAACTGAGACAGAAATGGATGATGCGGCTTTAGTCTATGCTAAAAACTATATTGACGATGTTGGTGTTGACGGGTTTAGTAGAAGTTTTATTGAAGATTATTTGGATGAAGACACAATTGTCGAATTTGCTAGAGAAGATTATGATTATCAAGTGAGAGAAAATCCTGATAGTTATTTTAATGATGATGATTTTGAATTAACTTCGGAACAAGAAGAAAGAATAGAACAGATTGAATCTCAAATTGAGGATATGCAAATGGAACAAAATGATTTAGATACTGACAGAGAAGATTATGACGAATTATATTATGATTTTGAAAGTCAGATTGAGGCTCTCCAAGAAGAATTAGATAATATTGAAGTCGATACTGACCCAACTGAAGATATGATTGATAATAAAGTTGAAGAATTAGTTAGGTGGGTTAAAAGAGACCCTATTGGATATCTTAATGACCTTGGTATGGACGTTAAAGAATATATTGATGAAGACACTTTAGCTCAAGGGTTAGTTGATACTGACGGTTGGGGTATTATGAATAGTTATGACGGTACTTATGACAGTATTGATATAGGTGGTGAGCCTTATTACGTAATGAGAGTTAACTAAAACTATTCCTTTTTCCAATCTTTTTCCATATAATTAAATTAATAGAATATGGGAATGAGACAGAAAAATAAAAATAAATTTATAATGGACACCGATTGGTTGTTTGACGGTATTTTAGATGCTGAACAAAAGCAATATGTGTTATTAGACTACTTTCAAAAGATGAACAAACATCTTGAGAGAATGGAGGTTTACCCAATGTTTATTGAGCTTTCATTACATTTGGGTAATATACAAACCTTAATAACTCAAAACAAAATCTTATATGTCGATAAAAAAATAACCTCAAATGATGATGAACTAATATTCTCTGATTTGAAAGTTAAAGACATCCCGGTTCTTGATGATGAAGAAGTTATTGAGTATAAAAAAATCTTAAAAAATAGTCAGCCACAACTACACGACTATTTCAACTTTGCAAAATCAATATGGAGTATTGTTTATGATTCCATAGATGTTGTTGTGAAGAAAAACAAAAACAATCTACAAAGTAAGTCCGGATTTTTCTCATATAAAACACCTGAAAAAGTTTATGTTTGGCAATATACCACAAGAAGAGTATATAAAACTAAAAACCAAACAAAAACATCTTTAAAATTAATCTTTAAAGGTGACCCATTTATTTTGACTATTCCGGAAATTATCTCTAAGTTTTCAAAAACATATGAAAAAAACAATGAAGTGGGTTATCCAATCTTTGAAGTATTTTGTAGTGATATATTTCCATTAGAGGAAACATTGGTTCCAATCTTTAAAAGAAAAATATTATCATATGTTAATCAAAACATTAGTATAACAAAAAAATTATTATCATAATGGACAAAAAACAAATCAAAGAATTGGGAGATAAGTTAAGACGACCTATCCACATTAGTTACATTGCAAAGTATATTCTAAATCGTAGTGAGGAAGATACTAAAAAACAATTAGATACATTAATATCGGAAGGATTTATTAAGGAAAGTGATTTAGCTGACGGATATTATGTGGTTGTCTAAAAAAACATACCACATTGGTGATTACGGTGGGCAGACAGTGATTAAGATATTTAATTATTCAATCTTATTTTGTAACTCAAGATTTGGTTGGTCAATTAGATTTAACGATGGTATTGGTCTTAATGTAACAACAAAACCATTATTCTCAGTTAGACACGGGTATAAGAAAAGAATAAAAATTGGTAAATATTATTTAGTAAAATTATGAGTGATAATAAAGAAATGGTAAATCACCCAAGTCATTATCAATTTGGGAAAAATAATGAATATGAAGCGATTAAAGTTATTGAAGTGTGGAATTTAGATTTTCACTTGGGTAATACGGTTAAGTATATTTCAAGGGCTGGTAAGAAAGACCCAACTAAAGAGATTGAAGATTTAAAAAAAGCGTTATTTTATTTGAATCGTAGAATTGAAAATTTGGAAAACAAATGAAAATGTTAGTTGATATTGATGAATACGCAGAAGGTGCTATTCTATTAGATGGATTAGAAGATGCAATCATTGGAATTGTTGAGGACTTTGGTTCTCCGGGAAGGAAAATATTATATTCTAAACCAAGAATACTACACATCCTACAAGAAAGAGACCTAATGACTATGGGTGAGGCCGAAGAGTTTTACGATTATAACATATTAGGATTGTATGCGGGTGAATTAACACCTGTATTTTTAGATTTAGAGATTACACCAATAAAAAAAGAAGATGGTTGGGAATACCAATTAACAGAGTAAGATGATAGAGACAGGAAAGATTATAAATGGTGATTGTATTGAAGTAATGAAAACATTACCGGAAGGGTGTGTTGACCTTTTGGTGACTAGTCCCCCATATTCGGTCAATGTTAAATACGACGTTTACGATGATACCATCCCAATGGATGAGTATTGGGATTTTACAACTAAATGGTTAACGGAAGCTTATAGAGTATTAAAAGATGATGGTAGAGTTGCGATTAACGTTCCAATAGAAACCAATGTTCAAGAGAGAGGTGGTAGAATACTGTTCAACGCTGAATTTTGGATGAAAATGAAAGAAGTTGGGTTTAAGTTCTTTGGAATGATTGATTTAAATGAGGACAGCCCACATAGGGTAAGACAAACTGCTTGGGGTTCTTGGATGTCAGCGTCATCACCATATTTATATAACCCAAAGGAATGTGTGATATTGGCTTATAAGAAAACTAGTAAAAAACTAACCAAAGGTGAATCACAATGGTTGGGAGAACAAATACAAG